ACAAGTGCTGCAAGTGGTATGATAACATCTGCTTTCTTCAGCAGCGGTGACATGTGATATGGATTACGAATGTCACCATTTACAATCGTAAGATTTTTATTTTCACAGAGATGACTCAATCCAATTTGTTTATACATGAAGTTGTCAACGACTGTGACCTCATGATTCATCTGCAACAAATACTCTGTTAGTATGCAGCCAATATAGCCAGCACCACCCGTCACCAATATATTCATATTATACCCTATTCAATACAGTTGTGATTTCATCGATTGCCATTTTACTTAATGTTGGATAGTTACCAATGTAGAACGAATAAAAGTGCATGTGATCGGTGTTTGGAAACTTCTTATAATGATCTTCTGGCACGATGTTCTTCAAGTATGGTTGACGCAGTTGATTGCCGCCACCAGCAGAGCCACGACGAAACTCAATTTGTTCATCACGCATCTTGCCCATCAATCTTTCTGCAAATTCTTTATTGGCATACTCTGGCTGCAATACAATGTTAAAGGCATAGTTGCTACAACCAATCAATCTAAAGTCGACCTTATATTTTTTCTGGTCTAGTTTAGCCAAAAAGTAAAATAGATTCTCATTACGTAGTCTAACATTTTCATCCAAATGTTTCAACTGATTTTGCCCAAGTATGCCGCCAATTTCGTTGTTACGCATATTGTATGCTGCATAGGCAAAGATAAAATCGGGGTTCAACTCTGGATATTCTGCTTTATATTTGTCAGCCATTATCCAGTCACCACATTCACGAACCATACCGTGTGAACGAAGCATACGAACTGTGTGATAAACTTCAGGATCATTTGTGCAAACCATACCACCCTCAATGGTAGACATGTGATGGGCAAAGTAGAAAGAGAAGTTGGACATCCAACCATAACTACCTAACAGTTTACCATTGTGTGTTGCACCATGTGATTCACAAACGTCTTCAATCAAAGGTATATTACGATGACGCAGAACTTCTAATACTCTAGGTGATAAACAATCGAAGCCTTGTGCATAGGTAATAAAGACAGCACGTGTCTTGTCAGTGATTGCATTCAATATACCAAACTCATTCATACCAAGTGTATCTAAATCAATGTCAACAAACACTGGCGTGAAACCGCACTGAAGAATAGATGCAATGTCAGATACCCATGTGAATGGTGGCACGATCACTTCACCACCTTCCGGATGTTTGATCTTCAACATTGTCATTGACAATAGATTAGCAGAAGCACCTGAGTTGACAAACACAGAATACTTTACACCCAGCCATTTACTCCATGCTTCTTCAAAAGCACGGCACTCTGGACCGTTTGTAAGTTTGGGATTATCTTTTTTGAGATGTTCTATTACCAAATCTAAATCTTCTCTAGTAATATTGTCTGACATTAAAGGATACTTCATTCTCACTCCATTATAATTTTAGAGCCTTCAAAATCAAATCTGAAGGGCACCCATACATTGATTTCAGGTATTGCTTGTTTAATTCTTTCGTGTGCATCAGGCGGTGCAAGAAACATAAAGAAGCCGCCACCACCTGCACCCATCAATTTACCACCATATGCGCCAGCATTTATTGCTTTGTTGTATATTGTATCTATGTAATCATTTGTAACAGTATCGGTGAGTTGTCGTTTGCGGCTCCATTGATACTTCAACAATTCACCTATCTCTTTTATTTTACCATGATTTTCAAAAATATGCAACGCCGTATCTGTGATTGTTACAATTTCTTCAAGTAATTTTTTAGACTTACCTTCTTTGATAGCATCAATCTGCTGTTTGGCGTGAATGTTTGAGAATCTATCAATGCCAGAAAAACCTAACATGATGTGTTCTTCTAGATCAAGTGTGTAATCATCTTTGATTCTTAGATCACGAACATTGATATCACCATCAGATAGTTCAATGACACGAATGCCACCATATGCAGCCATGATTTGATCTTGAACACCGACAGACTCACCAATACGATTTTGTTCTATATCGATAGCGTCAGTTGCAAGTCCATATGGTGTGTATATTTTGCCTAGACTAGTTGTTATGGCGTGAATCAGTCCAACAGTAAATGAAGAACTCGATCCAATACCCGAACGAGCAGGCAAATCGCCATCATGGCTAACAGAAATTCCATTAGGTATATCATAGTATTTCAAACACTCCCTTACAGAAGGATGGTCTATTTGTGAAATATCTGATACGCTTTCAATTTTGGAATAGATAACTCTGTTCACATAATCGAAATATGGTGGTAACTTCTTTAAACTTATATAGCAATAGTGCGCCATCGCCGCAGATATGATCTTAGAAGGTCTGTTTTGATACCATGCTGGATAATCTGTACCACCACCAAACAAAGAAAGACGATAAGGAGTTCTAGAGATAATCATTTTTCGTTATAGTAGTCACCATATTCAACAAGCACAGTTGCTTTACCATCTTTTCTTTCATATGCCTTTGTGTATGCAGGCACAATGTCCTCAGGTTCTTCTAGTCTTATCACATCAATATTTTCACACATCAATCTAAATGCATCCGTGTAATCACCAACATGTTGATGTTGTGGATGCAACGGTCTTTCTGACCCAATGCTTGTACGAATGATGATACGTGGTTTGTAATCAGACATCATCGTAATCTTATCAACATGATTGACAAGTTGATTTGTTGCACAGATTAAAAAGTTCCATCGTGGATAAATGCTCACAGGAATAAAACCTGCAAGTGCAAGACCCAATGTCATACCCATCTGTGTATCTTCAAACACAGGCATTTCTAACAGTTGTTCTTTTGGTACATCTTTCAGTGTGTTTGTCATTGCAGTGCCAGCATATTCAACTGCTTGACCCATAAACATTACACGTGAATCTTTTGACAACATTTCCATTGCTGCTTTAAGTTCGTCAAAGTATTTCAAAATTGTACCCTCATTCCTGCACCAGCATGTGGATATTTGGTTTCATATTCATAATAGTAAATGTATTCTTGATCAAGATGTTTATACAAAGATTGATTTAATCCCCATGTTTTCATTGTGTCTGTGCATACTGACTTACCATTATCTTCAACAATAAATTTGATAGGTAAGTTGTGAGCCATACTGTACTTTAAGTTCTCAGAAAAGACACCCGATTCAGCAGTCATGTCACCAACAAAACAATAAACTTTTGTGTTAATCTTTTTTCGTTTCATTGCCATTGCTGTACCAACAGCGATTGGTATGTTACCACCAACGATTGCTGATGAGTAGATATTAAATTCTGGATAGCAGAGTGAAATTGATTTGCCTTCTAGTATATCTCTTTCAAGTAATTCTGGTGGCACACCTTTTAGCAAGCACTGATAGTGTGAACGCCATGAACAGAACACCCAATCAATTGAACGAATGTCTCTGAAGATTTTAATCAGTTCGTTTTCATTACCATAGTAAAGATGAATTGGCGCACGAATACGAGCATTGTTGAAATGCTCTGCCATCTTCTCTTCAAATGCTATAAGTTCTTCTTTAGTCACCTAGTATCTTCCTCTTCAATCTAATCTTGGACATGTCTTCAATATTTTTTCTTGATTGTAAACCAAATTTGTTTTCAACAAGATTCAAAAACGGCTCATGTGAAAAATATTTGTGCCAAGCATCATCACGAAACTTCAACACTTCTGCACCACTCAATGTGTTTGTACGCAATGGTTTGCAATCATAAGACAGAAACGCAAACTCTTCAAATGTTTGTGGTAGTTCCCAACCATTATTGACTGCTTCCATGTACAATGGGCTACCAGGTAATGCCATTGCTGCATAGAAGTTTGCGTGTTCACAATTCAATTCTAATGCAAGGTCTAGTGTTTCTTGCATTGTCTCCATTGTATCTTCTGGAAAACCAAACATGTAATTGCCCAGCACATTGATACCAGCGTCTTTGATATCTTGTACAACTTCACGAATGTCAACTTGTTTGAAGCGACCTTTATCAATCTCTAAACGAACTTGTGGATTACCTGCTTCAATACCAAGTGCAAGCCAATTCACACCTGCTTTCTTAAATAACTCTAACTGATCTTTACGAACAGAATCAACACGTGCATAAGCCCAAAAGTTAAACTTCATACCACGATCAACAAGACCTTGAAGAATTGGTATATAACATTTTTTATTGAGAAAGAACATCTCATCAGTCAATCTTACTGTACGTACACCTCTATCCCAAAGATACTCAAACTCTTTGAGCATCAACTCAGGTGACCAGAAACGCATACCACGTGAATCTGCTGAGACTGTGCCTTGTGTATATGATGTACGATTGACGATGTTAATCATACAAAAGTTACAACCAAACGAACACCCCAATGATGTAGAGATTGCTGCGAATGGTGTACGACCTTCATCAAGAAAGTTTGAATGCCAATAATGGGCACGATATTTGTTGAAGCCACCTGGCAATAAATCCCATGCATAGCCAGGCATCACACGATTCATGTCTTCTGTCTTTACAATTTCACCTGGCGCACCTGTTGCAGCAAATCCATGCTTCTTATAAACAAGACCACGAACTTTATCTAAGTCATCTTTATAATTTGTTTGAAGTAAGTCTAACAAACCATATACACCTTCATTGATGAATACAAAATCAACATAAGGTAAACCAATCACATCATATGGCAGTGCAGATGCATGTGAGCCAATGAATACAATTTTGATTGAAGGTCGAATGAGTTTGAGTTGTCTTGCTAGTCTTGATGCACCAATCATCATTGTGGTGCCTGAGTTTGGATTTTGTCCGTAGAGAACAAACACTGCTATGTCAGTATTTGTAGCAGAGATACGATGAGCCGAATGCTCTAAGTCTGGTGATGGGTCTGCGTCAAAATCTAGAATGCATGGGTCATGACCTTCAACACGAACAGCATTCGCCAAGAGCAGTGCCCATGTTGGAGGTTCAATAGCAGAATACTTATCAGCAAGTGCTTGATATGCTTGTGCAGCACTGCTTGGTATAACAAATGTCACCACTTTTGACATAACAAAAATTCCTATTAATGAAGTTTTTTATTCTTCGCTTCGTGTATGCTTTGAATTACTTCCTCTATGATTTGATGTTGCACATCTTCTTCTTGCTCTTGTTCATCTAACAAGCCTTCAAGCATCTTGTCCGAATCTGCCATCTCATTTACTGTGCGCTCAACAAGTTTATCATAGTATCTTATCATTGATTCTTTTGGTTCAACGACCGTCACGATGTCTGAATAATAAATCATAGCAGAGTTTTCTTTAATCAATTCTACTGGCAACCAAGGCATCATCATCATGACCGTCTGACCTGTAGGCATACGACGAAAGACAATACGCATTGGGTCATTTAATTGTATTTGATCTGATTCATCATTCTCAAACATAGAAGCCATGATATCTTCACCAGACTGCATTCTTATAAGTTTAACGTTATGCATTCTTGACCTCTATATTATAAAACTTGTATTTGAATTTTTCTTCATCGTATATTCTAACACGTTCTTGCAAGTGTTGCAACGTATAGTTGACATGTTTGCCTATACGAAAATCATCGGCAATATCATATAGAACTGCTTCAGTTTTGTTATCACCTATTCTTAAACCTCTACCTATTGATTGTAAGTTACGTACCCTCGATTTAGATGGTGATGCAAAAACAACATTGTGAAGATTTCGAATATTGATACCTGTACTGAATGTGCCATACGATGCAACGATAATGGCATTGTTTTGTTTTTCAGTTATGGCACGTATTTGTTCACGGACTTCTACATCTGTGCCACCGTAAACAAAAAACACATGACGATTAGTGGCTTTCTCTTCAATCATCTTGTGTAGATGTTTACCATGTTTCTCTACAAGATTGAATAGTATGAGCGAATTGCCCTCTAAAGACAATGCAAGATTACGAATAAATTCATTTCTTGCGGTACTTTTAACTATGTAGTCTATTTCAGATTGATAGTCCCAACCTCTGGATAGTTTGCACACTTCTTCAGAATATTTCAATACCAGACATTTGATACGAAAATCTGCCAGTTGTTTGTTCTCAATCAATTTAGCAGTAGTTGTTGATTGGTATAACGGACCAAACAAACCTTCTAACACAAGTCGATGTGTTTGTGTACCATCAATTGTGCCCGTACATCCAATACGATATGATGCGTTCTTCAGACCCGTCATGATTGTGGTTAAAGACTTTGCTTTAAACTGATGTGCTTCGTCACCCAATACAAAATCAAACTGCTCAAAGTATTCTGATGGATTCTTGTAGATAGATTGCCAAGTGGTAATCGTTAGAAATTTATCTGTATGTTTATCTTTTCCCGAATACTGTCGATGGGCATAGTTTGCGGCATCGTAGCCATATGATTCAAAATCAGAATACATTTGCTCAACAAGAGAAGTTGTAGGAACAATTAAAAGTCCTTTCTTATAACCTTTGTATTGTAAATACCGTAGTATTAGGTATTGTATTAAAGACTTGCCCGAACCAGTAGGTGATAACAACAGCATTCTCCTGTTTCTAACGGCAGTAATGAATGCTTTGTATTGATATTCCCTTACACCTTCTGTTATAATGCTCTTGTCCAGATAAAGTTGCTCTAGAAACTCATTAGCTTCTAAGGCTGAAAAACTCTCTGCATTGTTTACAGCAGCATCAATTTCAAGTTTGTACTTCCTCTCTTCACAAAACTTCTCAATGTAAGGTACAAGACCGTGGTAGATAGTGTATGTGCGTAAGTCAGCAAGTCTTATTTTGCCATCCCACAAACGATTCTTGTATGCCGGCATAAATTGATAACCAGGCACAAAGAAAGTAAAGTAGTCTGCAAGTTCCTGTGCAATACTTTTCTCACACTCAAACTTGATAAACGACTCATTTTGTTTTCGTAAAATTAAATCAGACACCTTGTATGAATTTTTCCCAATCAATAAACGAACGAAGTTCCCATGTTCGATTGTTTAATTCTTTAAGTATTGCCTGACAGACTTCAACAATTTCTTCATGCAACAATTTCTTTGCAAGGTACTTGTTGATATCTTCATCCGCCTCTAAGTATGTATTGATCTCAGATTTGAGTGTGTATGGAAATGGTTGCCAACCACGTTTCTCAAGCTCATCTTCATCAAGTCGGCCTGTGTAGTATTCCCATTTTAATTTACGCCACTTGTTGTAATTGAATTCTGCTTCTTTGGCCAACAACCGATGTGAAGAAAGAATGTTCAAATATTTTGAGTGAAGTTTGGGAATATCAATCAGTGCTTTACCTGGTTCAGTGCGGTCGATATTAGAATCCGCAGTCCACATTTGTAATACTTCGTCAAGTTTGCTCATATTATACCTCCTATCAGGAGTATATCACATTTAAAATAATTTTTCTACGTTATAATAGGTAAATCTAAATGTAACGTCTGCTGTGATGATTGTATCTGGCGTATCGGTAGCTGACATAACAAAACCAGATAATGAGATTGGAAATAAATCTTTAAAATTAAAACGGTAATAAGGTTTGTTTGATGCAGAAAGAATAGTGACTGCACCATCAGAATATTGTGGTGTTGCCGTTGGTATTGCTGCGGTATATTGATTTAGTTTACCTAAACTTTGGTATTCTTCAAACTCAGTTGGGAATGTTAAAGCACGTAGCCAATCGTGTATTTCCAACCATGACAACATCTCCGCATCAACAATAAAGGTAACGTTTAACACATCATAAATTGTCTTTTCACCTGGCGCATACAATTCAACAAACGGGTTTTGAACTGGTATCTCAGATGTAGAAAGACCGGGTAAAGAAATTGTCTGTGCAAAGTATTGCAGATTCGGTGTACGAGCCAAGTTCAACGTAAACTTGTTAGGCTGTAACGAATTAGGATTTGTTGGATTGCGTGTAAGAACTGTCATACTCTTATTTATATACGAAAAAAAGAGACACCCGAAGGTGTCTCTCTAAATCCCACTCTGTGGTGGTTATTTAATTACATCAAGTTCGCAATACGGAAACCACGGTAGTAGTTGTTGCTCTGAGTATTCAGAGTACCAAGACCTTGTGTGGTGCCTTCTGCGAATGGGTTTGCTACCAGACCGTAACGAGTCTTGAAGCCGATCTTTGGTTGGAATGTACCAGTATCGACTGCACGAACCATTTGCAGCGGTACGTATGGGCAGTAGAACATACCAGCATCGTATGCGTTTGTGCCTTTGTAACCAACTACAGCAAATTCGGATGTTGAACCAACTGGGAAGTATGGATCAATGTAGACTTTGATACGACC